AAACTTAAATGGTTTCTATCAGGAGTATATGAATATAGCTCAATCTCCTGATAATGCTCCATTTAAACCTGAATGGATTAAGTTGCATCATAAAGAATTTGAGATTGTAGAGGGGCAAACGTGTTTAAAGCAGCTAAAAGCTGGAGAATGGGAGTATACTCCTGTAGATGTATATAGTGGGGTTGACCCAGCATCTTCATTGTCTGCAACAGCCGATTTCTTTGTTATAGCCACTATAGGAGTGGATTCGGAGGGAAATAAGTATATTATAGACCTTTATAGGAAGAGAATCTCTCCTGCTGAGCAACCTCAGCTAATTGTTGATATATTTAAGAAATTTAAGCCTCGTCGAATGAAAATAGAGACTACAGGGTATCAGGAGGCTCTCAGGACAGCAGTTAGAGAAATAATGCATAATGAAGGTTTATATATTCCTGGATTGGAAAAAGGAGTAAAACCAAGAACTCGT